TATTTTAGGTGAAATAAAAGAGAAGTTTAATTTAAATTAAATATCATGAAAAAGTTATTAATTAGTTTTGTAAAAATGTTATTCCCTGATTTTACATTGAGGGAAGAAGGCTCATTTACTGACGCTGCTGGTGATGTGGCATACTACAATTACTAATATCAAAAAACTTGGTGTTAGAGAGTTGATCTTATTTCACAGTGCAACCGGAAAAGACTCAATAGCACTCTGCGACATTCTATCAAAGAATTTCGATAGGGTGCTTTGTGTTTTTATGTATATCGTCAAGGGCTTAGATTATGAGAATAGATATATCGATTGGGCAAAGAGAAAATATTCAAACATAGAATTTATTCAAATACCTCATTACTGTTTATCTTCATATCTTAATACTGGATATTTAGGAATAAAAAAGCAAAAAACAGAAAATTTCCCATTACATAAAATCGATAAATTGGTAAGGCAGAAATACAATATTGATTTCAGTGTTTATGGATCTAAAAAATGTGATGGTATACAAAGAAGGCTGATGTTAAACAGATTAACGGATGGAATATCTTATACAACACGAAAAGCTTACCCTTTAATGAATTTTAAAAACCATGAAGTTATTAATTATATTCAGGACAATATGTTGATGCCTCCATTTAAGTATTGTAATGAAAAACCATCAAGCGGTTGTGATATAAGCGATGCAAGATTTTTACAGTTTATTAAAAATAAATACGAATCAGATTATTATAAAATATTGAATACTTTCCCAATGTGTGAAGCAATTCTATATCAGTATGAAAATAAAGCAATCAGAAACCAAGTCAATTAAACGAAGCGAAATAAAAGAAGCGCCTTACAATCCACGCAAAAAGGATAAAAAGGTTGTTGATGCTTTAATTAAGAACTTTAAGAAAGTAGGATATCTTGGGGGTATTGTTGTAAATGCAAGAACAGGTAACTTGGTAGGTGGCCACAAGCGGATTGAAGCAATGGATATAGTTTTCAAATATCCTGCAAACGATTATGATGTAAAGGTTGAGGTTATTGATGTTGATGAAAAAACCGAAAAAGAGCAAAATATTTTTCTAAATAATAAGCGTGTTCAAGGTGATATGGATTACCAATTATTGTCTGAAATATTACCAGAACTTGAATTGGAGAATACTGGGTTAGAGCAATATGATTTAGAATTATGCCAGGCTATTAATCCAAAATTTGAGTTTGGGGACAATAAGGAAATAGTAGAAGGTTTTCAGGAATTAAAACAAGATAATAAAGAGTCAATTAAAAAATTAAAAGCTGACATCAAAAAAAATATAATGAAAGACAAACAGCAGTCATATTTTGTTGTGTCTTTTGAATCGGTTGAAGATAAAGGCCAATTTCTTGAAGGCATGGGAATAAACGGAAATACTACCTTTGTTGATGCTGAATTATTTAAACAAAAACTTTCAGATTATGAATAAATTTGATAAAGATAAAACATATGCCGATTCACTGAAATTATCACAGACGAAATATTTTTATTTCATCCAGGATATTATTGATTATCTGGCTTGTGGTAAAACCACATTCTATACTTTATTCCCTGATGGGTCGGACGAGCTGAACACATTAAAAGAGAACCTGTTCAGAAACAGGGTAGTAAAGAAGGTTGCCCTAAGACAGAAATTTGAAGAGGGTAGTGATATGGCTAAACTTGTTCTTTATAAACTTATATGTAGTGATGAAGAAAGAAAGGCTTTATCAATGAACTATTTTGATGAAACACCAAAGGGAGATAAGATAATATTTGAGTTTGGGGGAACATCTTTGTCAATGGATGAACTCGAAAGGAAGGAAGAAATTAAGGAAATTGACACTAAAAATGATAAAAAAGAATAAATTTTAAATGCTTAAATATAAATTAGTTAGTCTCGATTGCTCAGTACTAAAACACCAATGAATTATTAATAATTTAATACAAAAAAAATGTCACCACTTATAATAACCATTATAATGATATTGGCTGTATATTATATAATTGTTTCAGCATGGTTAATAGACGACTGTTTCTATTCTATGAGAGAATTTTTGTTTTGTTTAATCCCAATGGGAATGATTATATTATCTATAGCCAAGGCAATTAAGCGATTAAAAAAGGATTCAAAAAAGATAACCGCAAATGATATTTATGATTCAAGCCAAAGCAATCCATTTGAAACTTTTCAGAATACCTTATCGAAACTTAAACAAGAACAAGAATGGAAAAACAAGAAGAAATAAATAAAATTGATGTCAACATAATTAAGACAAATTTTCTATTGAAGCAACTAAGAAAGCGTTTGTTTTTTTCAATAGTAAGATTGGTATTTTCATTTGCTTCAATGATTGCTGCGATAGTGTTAGCATATTACTGGTATGGTTGGAAGCTAGGATTGATTACCTTCCTAGCTGTATGGCATGTTAAGTTAACTAATAAATATAGGGTTAAATGAGTAATGAATTAATAATAGGGATTATTATTACTATAGTTCTAGCAATATTTTTGTTTAAAATAATAAAATTAAGCATAAAATATTATGATTATACGTATTACGTTGATAATGTAGAGCCAGAATTCTACTTTGATGAAGTAGCCAAAGACCCTGATTATTTCAAGAAAACATATGGTGAAGATTTTTTTGAATGGCATACCTATAAAGACTGGGTTAAATCTGGAAGAAAAAAAAGACATAGATAATGGTACAACCGAAAGAATCAAAAGAATTAAAGCAACCTAATGGTATTGTTATAGATAATTACAATCCTTATTGTTTTCGGGATATTATTGATGCATTCAGATTCCCTGTTGTACTCATTAATGCTAATGATGGTATTAGTTTAGAAATGGCAATAAGAGAACATAATGTTCTTAATAAGTCTTCTAATGGAACCTTTGCTGATGAACACATTGATCCATTAAATATTAATTTTAGTGAAGACACCGAAAGTTTACAAAAGGAAGAGAAAATCATATTCCCTGTTTATGATCCTAAATGGTTTAATGTTTTAGAAAAATTAATTAACGGAACCTTAACCGAGGAAAATTTAAAATCAGCTAAAAATTTTTATGAAAATATTTTAAAATAAATATCCTGCAAAGCTTAATAGGTTCGGAAGCTTATAAAAATAAAAGATGTTAAACCAGGGTAGGTAAACAAAAGTATATTAAAATCTAGCAACGTCTTGAAAGGTTGACGACTAGTAAATGGAAAGCGAAAGCGATGAAAGTATACCAGACAATAAATAAAGGTGTTGATATTCTACTTTATACGTTTGAAATGAACGTCCAGAGGTTGTCTATTTGTTTGCTCAGTTCTTTTTTAAGAACAATTTTCTGTTTAGGATTAATTAATTATTAAACATATTACCTAATTTCCAGAGAATAAAACCTTTATAAAACAATAATAAAAGATAAAAAACTCTTTATATATTTAGTTAAATGGTAAAAATAAATGATTTTATAGACATATTTGTATATGTATCAGATATTTAAAATAAGAATAAAAGACCTTTAAGTCTTTATTTATGATAGTTAAATCCTCAATAATACCACACCCTGGACAAGAAAGAATCTTAAAAGAGATACTTAAAACCCCTGTACGATTCAATACGATAAACGCACCCAGGCAATCAGGAAAATCAATAATGGGTAGGGAATTGGTAAACTTCTTTTCATTTAATGCCAAAGAATTTGAATTAAGAATACTACATCCACGGTTCATTACTCAAAAATGCAAAATAATCTGGACAAGTCCCACTATAAGACAAGCAAAGAAAGTATTTTCAGAATTAGAAACGGCGTGGGCTCCTATATTAAAACACAGCGATAAAAGTATGATGGTATTAACCGCACAGAATGGTACGACTGTAATGTTTTTTGGAGTGGAAAGACCAGATAATATAAGAAGTGAGAATTGCGATTATATGATTTGTGATGAATATGCTTTTTATAAAGATGGTGTATTTGACACAGTATTACGTCCTATGTTACATGTCCATGGCAAAATGGTTTTCTTCATCTCAACACCAAAAGGATTCAATGATTTCTACAAAAAAGCAAAAATGGGTATGGATAATGATAATCCAAATTATAGGTATTGCAAAATGACCTATACCGAAAACCCATTTGCAGACTTAACAGAAATTGAAGACGCAAGAAAAACTTTACCTCCGGATATTTTCAGACAGGAATATTTAGGGGAATTTGTTGGAGGTGGAACTTCAGTATTTGGAGACTATAAACCGTTATGTTTGGTTAATCAATGGTCTGAGCCAATCCCGACAATGGAATATTATAACGGTAATGATATTGCAAAACAAAAAGATTGGACTGTTTCAACAACAATCGATAAAAATCACAAAGTGGTCCAACAGTTACGGCTACGACAAATCAACTGGCAATATATCATAGATGCAATTGTGACCGACTTAACCAGGTATAAACCATATTCTTTGATGGAAGTTAACGGAGTGGGTGATCCTATTTACGACTTGGTTAAAAATAAATATGACCAATTGCAGCCATTTGTAACTACAAACCAAACAAAGCAGTTAATTATAAGCTCTCTCATAGCTTCTATAAACATGGGTACAATCAAACTACCTACTAAAGAACTTTGTCCATCTCTCCACGAGCAAATGGATATGTTTACTTTTACTTATTCAAAAGAAACCAGGCAAATTGTTTACCATGCCATTGAAGGATACCATGATGATGACGTCATTAGTCTGGCTTTGGCCAATATGCAATATCGAAGGTTTAATGGGATGAGTTAATTATTGTTTTTGGCTAAATTATTTCCTTAAAGAGCAAGATATCATAAATGTAAGTTACATTTATGAAATATTTTTTAATATAAATGGTTGCTTAAATGGATTATTTATTCTACATTTGCAATTACAAACTTAAAATAAACTATGTATACTAACTTAGTAAGAATTAGCACCTATGCAAAATTGATAGGCAAAACCACCACATGGGTAAGACAATTGATTAAAAATAAGTCTATCGAAATTATTATTATAGATAATACTATTTTCATCAAAACGGATAAGAAAAATGGATGATATAAATTTAAAATTCAATAAATCTGATGTTTTAGATTTCATGCTACAAACACTTGGAGAAAATTGCAAATATTTTTTCGATGGTAAATATTCTGAATTGTGGAAAAGTTTCTTAAATAATGAACGATTTAAAAATTATTCTGTTGCGGAATTTTATAATGAAGCGGTTAAATATTTTAAAGAAAAGAAAAAGCCTATCTTTGTGTCATTTGACGGAGTAGAGTATTTTAATTATAACGACATAGTATACGGACCTGGGGAATGGTATACGGCTTATACAGTTAAAGAGGCTATAGATAAACCTAACATCAAATTCTTTTCAAAATTAAGATTGTTAAAAAAACATTCAAAACAAAACAAGCCAATAATTTCCCGCCAGCAATTTGAGACTGCTATAAGAAAAATACCTCATTATAATCCTGGTTATAATTCTTTATCGTTTATGGTTGATATAAACGAATTACGGGGGGAATTAGGATTATGACTATAAATTATACAATAGTAGAATTTAACAAAGATTCTTGCACAAAAGAAATGTATGACAGATATTATCTTGAAATATTTGAAGGTAAACACTTTATATTTTTAGGAGAAATAAGCAATATGCCAGGTCATTGTATTTTGGTCGATATAAAAACCGGATTAATTTTATCTGGGTATCATTCTGATAATTTCAAAGAAGTAAAAGAAAATGATTTATGAAAAACAAAGAACTAATAAAAATAATTATTACCTGCGAGGTATGTGTTGTTCTGGCAATAGCCATAATACATTTCATTATTTACCCTTACATGGGCGAAAATTCATTAATCTATAGTATATTATTGGGAATATGTATAGGAACAATTGGCGGTATATTTTTGGTAACTACAGATTAAATATTATCTTTGTATTGGTTAATTGAATTATGTCTTTCTTTCATTGGTAAGTTGAGCGGCGTCGAATGCCGCTCTTTTTATTTGGCATTATCCAAGTCCTCGTTGGCTATTCTTTCAATCCTTCTTAAGGTATACCCAAATTTGTCAGCAATAAGCCTGTAAACTTCTCTTTTGGTTGATTCTTGCGGCTTATTTTTAAGGCTTTGGATTAATTCATACTTGACGTTAATCCTATATTGCTGTTGCTCGGTTAAGGTTGACCAGGCAAACTCTAAAAATGATATGTTTGTATTCTCATCCATATCAAATATTGTGAAATGTAGAAACAGGAGTTACATAAGCCGCAAGTGCCATCCTTTCTATTGCTGAAAATCTTTGACCATTTGCTTTCTTCATTCTATCAATAGTCTTATTAATCAAAATAAGATACTTGTTATCTGTGAAAATAACATAGTAATAATTTTATCAATTAATTGCATAATTTATAGATTTAATTAAACATTTCACAAATATACACAAATAAATGTGTAAAATAAACAAACATGTATATAAAATAAAGAATTAACTTTGTATAGTATACAAATCAGATATAATGACATTTTGGAATAGAAAAAAATCAACTCCTTTAGCTACACCAATGATGTACCCTAATTTACCTATGATACAGGCATTAGGAAAACTTGCTGCCAGTTATGTCAATATCAAAACCCGCGAAGATTACGCCCGTATTTTCTCCACAGTATCAGAGGTCTATTCTCCTATCATGTACGCCGCAAAATGTTTTTCTAATATGAAGATACATTTGTATAAGACAGACGTTAAGGGCAAAAAGGGAGAAGAAATAACTTCACATGAACTACTTAAAAAGCTAAAGGAACCAAATCCTTTGAATAATTGGCCAAGTTTTTTATTAAATTACTATGTCAATAAAAAAGTTTTTGGCAATAGTTATATTTTTAAATATATTCCGACTGGCTTTAGTCAGATTCAAGACGCTTGTTTGTGGGTTTTGCCGTCTCAATATATCTATCCGGTTCCCATTGTACGTGAATTAGGAGGATATTATATGGCAAGTGATAAGGCTAAATTCTTGGGGGGGTATAGTTTCTTATTAAATTACGTCGTTAAGAGTACACCCAATTGGAAACCGGAAGAAATTTTGCATATCAAAGAGCCTAATTTAAGCTTAAACAATGCAAATAATAATATTCTTTTAGAATTACTTGAAGGCCGGAGCCCATTAGCCACACTAGAAAAACCGATTACAAATATAATCAAGTCGTATGATGCTCAAAATGTGATTTTAGAAAAACGTGGAGCTTTAGGAATACTTTCTCCACGAAACAATAAAGATGCAATCGGCGCCGTGACTTTAACAGGAAATGACAAAGCAGATATACAGGAACAATTTAAGAAATATGGATTAGGTGAAAACCAATGGCAATATATTATAACAAATCAAGAAATGGTTTGGCAAGCAATGGCCACTCCACTAAAAGATTTGATGTTGCCTGAAGGAATTAAGAATAGTATGATTGCAATTTGTAATTCTTTAAATTTTCCCATCACACTATTAAATTATTTGGAGGGTGCCACATTTTCAAACGTCAATGAGTTAAAAAAATCATTGTACCAGGACAATATTATTCCGGAGGGAGAAAATTTTATTGCAGAATTAAGCAATTTCTTAAAACTTCCAGAACAAAATCTATTATTGGAATGTGATTATTCACATATACCATGTCTTCAAACTGATGCAAAATTAGAAGTAGAAAAAGATAAGGTTACTATAGATATTATTAGGGGCATTCAAACCGATATTATTGAAGGTAAAACCACATATGAAGCGGCTGTTTCTATTCTTAATATAATATTGTCAATGCCAATTCAAGAAATAAATAGAATGTTAAGTAGGCCTATTATACAAACAAACAATACACAACAAGATGCTACAGATACCGCAATATAAAACAAAAAAGGAGTTATATAAATTCCTTTCTGAAAATAAAGAAACCTTGCTATCTTTTAAGAAAGCAGAAATGAAGCGTGGTGACGCTATTAATTACACTCATTCAATTACTGATGACGGTAAGGTTATAGCCATAAAAGAAGACTTTCAACCTATTGACACAACATTAGCCGATTATTTAAAGGTAACTGCAATCATAAACACAACTAATATAATGGATAGCCATTATGATGTGCATATTCCTGGCCTTTGGAATAAATCGTTACAGGAAAATAAATTTATCAAACACCTACGAGAACACGAAATGGAGTTTGATTATATCATTGCAGACAAACAAGACTTAAAGGCTTATGTTAAATTTTTCAAATGGTCTGAATTCGGGTATGACTACCCAGGTGTTACACAAGCCTTAGTTTTTGATAGCATTGTAAGGAAATCAAGAAATCAATTCATGTTAAATCAATACGCTAATGGATGGGTTGACAACCATTCGGTGGGTATGAGGTACATGAAATTAGGTCTGGCAATGAATGATCCCGAATATCCTAATGAATATGAAGCTTGGGTAAAATATTATCCTGAAATAGTGAATAAAGAGGTTCCAGAAGAAATTGGATATTTTTATTATGTTTTAGAAGCTCAAGTCATAGAAGGTAGTGCTGTTCCAATTGGATCTAACCATGTAACCCCTACCTATTCAGTAGGAACAAAAGAAATTGAAGATATTAAAAACGAAATAAAAACTTTAAAGGAATTGGTTAACTCGTTTGGTGAGCCGCAAAATGAGCCGGACAAATCCACTCAACTAAATGCACTCGAAAACAAAATCAAGTTCTTAGAATTAGTAAAAAATGAATTTAAAAAATAATCAAATGAACGAAGTGGAAAAATTAAAACAAGAGCTTTTGGATTCGTTTAACAAAAGTCTCGAGGAAAAAACAAAAAGCTTTTTGAATGTTGATGAAATCGCCAAAGTAAGGGCAGATTTTGAAACATCAATTAAAGCAATGAGCGAAACCCAGGTAAAAGCCTACAACGAAGTAATTGAAGGATTAAAGAAAGAAGTTTCTGATATCACTAAATTATCGAATGATGTAAAGGAAATTGTAAAGAACCAAGCAGAAGAAATTGACGCACTGAAAGCGCCCAGGGTACATGTTGCTCGTACCGCTTTGGACAAACGGCAACAGTTAGAGTTCTTAATTCAGAATGCTTTTTACTCACAAGAGTTTAAGAATTTTGAAAACATGGGCTTCAAAAATGCAACTGCAAAAATGACCATCGGAGGTAAAGATAAACTTGAATTGCATCGTGTTGGGGAGACAGGCGAAAAGGCTGTTATCCCTACATCTGATCATACTGGAACTGTAATGATTAGTGAAATTTCTAATGTAGTACGTGATGATAATCCTAATAGGATGTCACATGTTAGGGATATCCTTCAAGTTAGCCCTACTAATCAGGCTCAAATTGTGGCAGGAGAGGTATATGATTTTACAGATGCTTTGACTCTTGGGGCAATTATAACATCTGAAAATGGACAAGCACCTGAAAGCGTATTTAAATCACGCGAAGCAACATGGACTAAAAAACGTATTGTAAACTCATTCAGGATTTCAAAAGATTGGTTCCTTATTAACGGTTTACAGTGGGTCATTGATAAAGTATTATCAAAATTGCCTGATGCAACCTTCTTTGTGGAAGACAGACAGCTTTTATTTGGTGACGGTGTTGGAAGTAATGTAAAAGGGTTAACCATTGACGCACAATCATTCAATTTGGCTTATGCTACTTTTGTTGCTACAGCTTTCCATAGTGTTGCTTCGTATAACGCAGGCGCGCAATCATTGGTAACTTTTCATGCAGCACATGGATTAAAGAATGGTGATAATCTTACTATAGGAAATGCAACTGCACCACGTTATAACGCTACTCATGTGGCTGTCGAAGTTGTAGACGCTGTATCTGTTGTTATCGATGTAGCTTATTTAGCCGAAGCCGATGTAAGTGCCTGGACTGGTTCAGGAACTTCTATTTTCTATCATGGAACCGAAACCGCTCAAGAAGTTGACGCCCTTATGGTTGCCGATGCTTTACTGAATGCTGGTGAATTCAATTGCAGTGGACATATTGTAAACCCACAACAGCGCACACAAATGGCTATGATAAAAGATTCAACAGGTAATTATTTGAATATCTCTAAGGATGCAAACGGAATGGTTGTTGGGATTGGCGGCAAACCCCTGATTGCCACAACTGCAATGCCTTCCGGTAAATTCTTATCGGGTGATTTTAGCAGGAATGGAGTTGAAGTACGTGAATTAGTACCATTTAACATTCAATTTGCTGAAGATACTGAAAGTTTACAGAAAAACGAAATCGTTTTAGTAGTTGAGGAACAAATTATATTCCCAATTTATAATCCTAAATGGTTTATTTATGGTAAATTTTCTTCTGCTAAATCACAATTAGAAACACCATCTTCATAATTAAATAGTTTTAGTTAGTAATGGCAGCCCTTAATTGGGCTGCCTTTTAAAAACACAATTAATTTAGTTGAACGCGAGCCATTAATTAAGAAATTTATATCAGAAAATTGACAGTAGACAGCAAAAATATTGAATTTGGATATGAATTAATAAGTACATTGCCATATGCTTATTATTTGCATGATTTAGGCATTCTTGAAAAAACAATTTCAGGCAATGACACTGAGTGTCTTTATTATTTTAGTCCTAATCATGAAATTAATCCCAATGTACGCAGTTGGTATAATACGCCACAATGCAAATGCCCTAATATTAACATACATAAACCATATTTAGACAAGACTAATTTTTTACCTCCGCCATTAAAGGAATATTACCAGGATAAATTACCGAAAAAAATAAAATCGATTCTTAAAAAAGAAATTGTAATAATTTGTAATCGGTACAATATCGAATGGGGAAAGAAACCAATTAATTATTTTAGTATAGAAACATTACGTAAATTATTTGACTTATTACAAGACGAATATCAAGTAATTTACATCAACATAGAAGGCCGTACAGAGCTTTATGATAATGCTCCGCCAATGCCATTAGGAGATTTTGATTTATTAAAAGAATATCCAAAAGTTATTAATATTCACGATTTACACGAAAACAATAAATCGTTATCATTTAATACCTTACAATTAATTTTATTTGCCCAATGTTCAAAGTTTATAACAATGAACGGAGGCCATTCTATATTGGCTAGTTATTTTGGTGGCGAAAATATAATCATGTCAAAAAAAACCAGAGAAAAATTGCCACAAAATAATTCTTTTTATAGGTGGTATCATGAATTTGGCGGGCAAAGGGTTGTCCATGTTGATAATGAAATTAAACTTATCGATAAGGTAAAAAGCCAATGGATTGATAAAGATCCAGTTGTTAATATTTTAGTAAGGACATCCAATAGACCAAAAGCATTTAACGCTTGTATTAATTCAATATTAAAACAGACCTATAAAAATATAAATATTTTTGTAAGCATAGATAATAGTAATGACTATACTGTTAAGTATCCAGTTTATCCTGTATTTGTTAAAAAAGA